GTCTGCTGTAGCTGTAAGGTTTATGTTATTACCTGTAACTGTAAGATCCGTACCGTCACCCTCTATCTTTTCACCGTCATTGCCAAAAGTTACACCTATATTAGCAGGTATATTAATATCTCCACCAGATCCAACACTTATGTTAATATCAGTCCCATCAGACTCTATCTTCTCATTACCAGATCCATCAAGAACTAATCCTGTGTTTGCAGCTAGTATTACATCAGCAGTTGCAGTTAGATTTATGTTGTTACCTGTGATAGTTAAGTCAGTCCCATCACCTTCAATCTTTTCACCATCATTACCAAAGGTAAGTCCAATATCAGCAGGAATATTTATATCTCCACCTGAACCCACTGTAATTGATAGGTCTGTACCATCAGATTCTATCTTCTCTGCTGTTGCAAATGTAAGTCCTACACCTGATGGTATGTTTACATCTGCCACTGCAGTTAAATTAATATTATTACCAGAGATAGTCAGATCCGTTCCATCACCTTCAATCTTCTCTGCGTCATCACCAAAAGTTAAACCTACATTTGCAGGAATATTAATATCAGTGGTTGCTGTAAGGTTAAGATCATTAGATGCGTTGATAGTTAAATCTGTACCATTACCTTCTATTTTTTCCCCATCATCACCAAACGTTACTCCAATATTAGCAGGGATGTTTATATCACCACCTGATCCTACACTAATACTGATATCTGTTCCGTCTGATTCTATCTTTTCATCACCAGACCCGTCAAGAATAAGACCAACACTTGCAGGTATTACAACATCAGAGGTTGCAGTTAAGTTAATCTTAGCACCAGATGTTATAGTTAAATCTGTACTATCACCTTCAATCTTTTCTCCTGTGCCAAAAGTAATTCCTACATTTGCTGGTACTACAACATCTGTGGTAGCTGTAAGATTGATAGCACCATCAGAGGCAAGAGTTAATGTATTATCTGCTGTAGAACTTATATTAATATCTGAGTTAAGAAATTGTATTTGATTTGTACCTGCAACAAGTAGGTTTCTACCTAGTCCATCAATATATGCAGTACCGTCTAGATATAAATCTTTAAACTCTAAGGCATCTGTACCCAAGTCTATTGCATTATTTGATTTAGGTGAAACAATCGTAGCACTAATAGTAATATCCTGTGCAGGACCAACGACAGATACTGGCCCACCTTCAGCAGATGTACCATCGTGTGTGTGACCACTTGTGGAGAATGCAGTTACAATAGCATCAAACTCTCCATCAAAGTCTGCAGCATTAATAACATTACCATCTGCAATATTATTGTCTGTATCGTTTCTTGTATAACCTGTTCCCATTGTGTTACCTTCTTGTGTTTGTTCCGTACTCTAGTGTCACCGTGTCAAGTGAAAAAGGTGGGTCTGTACTATCACTTCTAAATTGTATTGCTGTTGTAAACCCTGTGCCAACTGTTTGTGTTTTAAATAAGTTTTGAACTTTACCACCAAAGACAGCACCTGCGTTTGTTATTCTAACACTACTTATTGTAGCTGTCAAGGCATTACTTATAGTTATTGTTGTACTATCTATTGCTGTTATAGTTGTGCTACTAGGTATACCTGTCCCTGTTATACTATCCCCAACTTCCATATTAGTATTTGCAGCTACTGTTATTGTTGTTGCACCACTAGTGCCAGAACCTGTTGTTGCAAACTTAGCAAAAGTATTTACACCAAAGAATGCAATCTGTGCAGTTTCATTAGAGAAAGTTATTGCTGCAGGTTGCACAGAGTTTAGTTCATCAAAGTCAAACTTTAAGTTAAATGTAAAGTTAACTGCACCCTGTGGATCTGTAAATAGATTTGCTTTATAAACTGTCTTACGTATCCTTGGATCGTTGATAGGCATAAACGGTGATAGATATTCTGCAGATATGTTAGACCCATCAAAACTATTACCATCTTCCATTTGATAAAGAAAACCATTGTTACCAGAAAATAATATCTTTTCATTAGCACCTACCATCTTACTTGATGCAGAGAATACTTCCATCCCCCTAATCTCTGCAAACTGAAAGTCAGTACCCCCTTGCGGAGAAAACTGTGTGGCTATAATACCTTTGGCTGCAGCACCAACTTGATTAGGGTTAAAAGCAAACAGTCTGTATTGTGACTTAGCTCTAATAGTTAGGCTTGTAAATAAACTAGCAGATTGTATAAAGTCACCTAAGGTGCTCTGAATAGCTTTAGATATGACTCCTAAACCAAAGTCACCAATACGATCAGTAGCACTCAGTAGTCGTAAACCATCAGCAGTTAAGAATATTACATCTCCACCAATCTCTTGTATACTATCACCGTCAATACATCCAATGTCTTCACTAATAGGTGCTAATGCAAAGTTAGCTTGTCCTGTGCCTGATATCTGTTGAATAGTTTTATCTGTAAATATTATAAGAGATTCTCTAAAAGGTATTAAACCAGTAACAGAACCACCAACTCTAAAACTACCACCACTTGTTGAAAAATTACTATCTAATGATAGGCTTGAAAAAGAAACTACATCTCCTTTACCATAAAAAAGATGTTGTTTAAAATTAGCAACATGTGTTGCAGACAATACATCAGATGGAGCACCTGTAAGTTCTACAAAGCTAGTACCATCATATAATGCAGGTGGGTTAGCTCCATCAACTATTGCAACCTTACGTGTTCCTGTAAAGTTATATTCAGCAAATCTAGTTCTACCTGCACCTTCTCTGTTTAAACTTATAAATGTTACAACAGCATCATCATCAGGAGTAGATGCTAGGTTAGGACTTATTGCTAGTGTCTGTCCACCTGTGCCACCAGCATCAGAGGTAACAGTATATACCTTGTCAACACTAGCTATAGTAAACATATCTCCTATCTGAGGAGCAACAGTTAGTCCATCTACTGCTAGTGTACCACCTGAGTTAGACCCACCATTAACCAACACAGTGCCATACGCAGGTACATTTACTTTTGTAAAACCACTACCAGATGTTTTGTACAGATCTGAGTTTAATGCTACAATAACATCATCACCAAAAACTTCTACACCCTGTGTTCTGTAAGCAGTGTCATATGTTTTAAATGTTAATGCTGCACCATTAGCAGGACTAGAAGCAAGGCTAGTAGATAGTGTTAGTGTAGTTCTATTGTTACCAGCATCGAAAGATACACCTGTTATTGTATATGTACCTGTTATACCTGCTACAGTAAATGTGTCTCCTGCTACAGGTGTAGTGTGTGTTCTAGCTACGGTTAGTGTGGTTCCTGTTTGACTTGCACCATCTACAACTGCTAGTCCGTATGGTGGTATCTTGTTAGCATCAAACTTACTAAACCCAAGTATTCTCCTATACCCACCAACAATAGATGGTTCAAAGTTTTTTAAAGTTATTGCAGACCCAGGCATGTTAATACCTTGTTGCAAAGGACTTATGTTCTTAATAAGCCCACCTCTAAATTCTACGGGAAAGGTCTCTCTAGTTGTGGGCATAGTTTACAAAACCCTGCTAGGTAAAATCCTAGTGTTCATTGTTCCAGTATTAACAACATTCGATCTAATATAGTCATACCTATTTACATACAAAGTACGCATGTGTTTAATACCATCATCAAAAGCGTTCTTCATAATTACTGACTCTTGTGTTTCTCCCCTAAACATATACGCAATGTACATAGCTCCATCTACAATAACATACCTAAACTGCACTGGCAAACTAGGTGTGTCTGTAGCTGCTGATAAGTTTGTAGGTAATTTATAATAGTCAAACTCTAATACGTATTGTTTATCAGGGTATGGGTATAGTAGGTAATTATTATCAGGAGTTCTTACAATAAGTCTAGGTATCTCTCCTTCTGTAAACTGTGTTACTACTGTACTATTTGCTATAGCTGCTGCTGTTGTATTATTAGCACCTCTGGTACATCCAGTAAAATCATTACCTGATATACCTGTATAAGTTATCTCTTCTCCACCTATAAACAAAGTCCCTGTAGCAGTAAAATCTGTAGTAGATGCGACTGTTATAGTTGTTACTGAGGCAGATAAACCAGATGCTGCATTAATAGTTGTAGAGTTTATTATATCTTCTTGGTTTGCATAGTCTCTGGATATATATTCTTTATAATCTAATAGATCTAAGTTATTACCAAGAGATCCTAAATCACTATCTCTTTTAATTCTAGCTGTAGTATAGTCTACAGTCTTTGCATCTGTGGGTATTGAATATCTTACTACACCTGGAGTTAGTGTTTTTGTTTCTGTATCATGATTAAATGGAAAACCATATTCATGTTGATTAATATATCTTATAGCTGCATTGATTGAATCTTTTACCATGGCATACTCACCTATAGCAGAAGAAAAGTTACTAGATGTAAGTTCCACTTCGTTTAGTCTCCTGTTAACATCGTTGACTAAACCTAAATAATCATATGCCATTACAATTCCTTAGTGTAAGCTAAGGGGGTTAACCTAAGCTAACCCCCAAAGTCTTATGCTAGTAGATCACGATCCACTTCTGTTGGAGCCACACGTCCACGAGTACCTGTGTCAATGCAACAAGCCAAAACACGAAGAATACCAGCAGTAACATCTGCAGAACCAGCAATCAACTTAACGTCAATTGTATCTGTAGTTGTTACATGCGCTGTAAACGTGTCTGCAGCAGCGGTGTTTACCACCATAGACTGTCCGTTAGTTCCCTGAGCCAAAAAGCCAGTAGAGGTAACGTCCCCACCATCAACGATATCATCACCTGCTGCAAAGTCAATATCTACAGTTGGTGAAGTACCATTAAAGGCAGTCTCAACTTCAGCACCTGCAAACAATACGAGGGTGTTAGCAGGAATCTCTAGAAGTTGAAAGATATCCCCATCAGTACAGGAGTATCCATCTTCTACCATTTTAGCAATGTCCAAACGTGCTTCACGCATGTACATTCCCATTGCTTGATAGCGTGAGGTAGCTGCTGCAATGCTGTCTGAGTCAACACCTACAGTAGCCTTTGAGGTCATGTCAAAAGTAGCCATATTTAAATCCTCCCTTACGCTGCGTTATACTTAGCAGTAGCGATAGCTTCTGGACGAAGAATCTTCCTGCCGTATAAGTGCATACCACGAACAATGTCAGCAAAGCTATCAGGGTCACGATATGTCTCAGTCTTATTGATCTGCTCTGCAGTTGCAACAGCAGAATCATGTCCAGCAACAATCACACCAAAATTTGAGTTCTGGTTAGCTGTTCCTGATGTACCTGGTCCTGTGCCTACTGCTGGTAGGTTTGAGGATGAGTACAAACGGAACCCGTGAAAGTTGTTGATCACAAGACCATTACGTAGTCCACCAGACTCACCGTAATCTCCATTCATGAAGCGACTGTCCTCATCGGAAAGTATCTCCATAAATACAGGGTCGATTACCAGCCAACGCCCTTGTGTATCAACTTGCTGTTGATCAAGCAAACGCTTCATACGTGCTACAACCATAGCAGGTGAAACAGTTGCTGTTGGAAGTGACGTAGCACCTGGCATACGTGCAGTTACTGGAATCGAGTGATCACCAGCAGATGCAGTTGTAATATTGCCAAATGAGTCTTTACGCAACTTCATGCTTGTAAGCAGTTCATCTGAACCTGCAGTAGGTACAGCTTTTGTACCATTCACGGTATCATTAGCTGTATCTGCTTTTGCATGTAAAGAAGATTGCTTGAAGCCTGACAGATAGCCAAGAACCTCTTGGTCATACTGATCAGCTAGACGGTAAGCTGCACGGTCTGTTGCCAGATCCATGAAGTTTACATGGGAGTGGGCTTCTTCGATGTCATCCATCTTAAAAGCAAAGTAGTTACTTTTATCCACTACCAACTGAAAGTCTTCATCGTCAAGATCTTGTGCTGTGATCTGTGTGCCACGGGCATAAGACTGAACTGAAATTTCAGGTTCTTTAATGATACGTACTGTATCACCTTGAGCAGATATCTCCCCAAAATAATCTGAGTTTGTGATATCACCCACGGTAGCAGCTTTACGAAATGCAAGCTGTACCTTTTTGGAATAGATTATGGGACTAAAATTACCGTTGGGTAAGTTCCCATAACCTGATGCGGTTTGAAAAGCCATGGTTAAATCCTCCTGATATTTGGCTTTAATAAAGCTAACACCGTTAAGAGGCTGTTACATTTTCTAGGGTGCAGACATTACTTAGTTGGCCTACCAAGTAATTACTGGGCCTATACTTGAACAGGTAGTTCTTCGTAGTTTAGACTTTTAATGAAATGGGCAATAACAAAAGGTAGTCAAGTGAGGCTTTTGTTATATGTCCCTAGTTATACTGTTGATTTTTTATTTGTCAACAGTTATCTTGCAGAACCAGATACATCGTAAATAAATTTACCATTGCGTAGTGCAGCATTTATTTCATCTGACTTCTCTGCAAATTCTTCGGTAGACATTCTAGCTACGTCTGACTCTTTTATAGAATCAGATGCATCATAAACATCTATTTGTGTCTTACCTTTTCTTGTTACTGTCTTAGCAGCATTTTTTGTATTTTTCTTTTTATCAAAAACAGTAAGACCTTTATCCATTTTGTAAAGATCAATAACTCTAACCACTGAGTCAGGATCATCTGAGTTTTCATAGAGAGCATCCTTAACCCACTTAGGTTGTTCATCTGCCCAGTTATGAAACTCATCTGCTGATCTAAGGTCATCAAAGTCAGAGTGAGCTTTACGTATTACATTCTCTGCACTGTCACGTTTAAGCTCCATACGTTCTTCATCAATCTCTTTGATACGTATGTTAGCTTTGTCAAACATCTCCTGTGCTTTTTTAGCTGCAATAGTTTCCACAATACCAGCTACATCAGGATATTGTTTTGCCCAGTTGTCTATGTCCTCTTCAGACTTTGGTGGTACTATACCTTCACGTTCAGATCTTTTTTCTAAAGTATTAAACT